GTATGTCCGTCTTCAAAAGGAATGCCTGTGGAATTAGTTTTCTGACTGCATTTTGAAGGAACTGTATGATACTCATCTTTGCGTATAAAAACAAGGAACTTGCATAATTCACATAGTTCACCTACGCGTTGAGTATTTTTTTCCCACGATTTTGTTTCTTCATTCCATTGGTCACTGACATATATATTGACATTAACATAAGCTCTCTGGATCTGACCGCATCCCTCATTAGCAAGAACAGATATAACTATATCTTCCTTATCTGATTTATTGGGTCTTCCTCTGTCACTCAATTTACCAGAAACATTCTGTTCAAGGCTTGTTCCCTTAATCTTGTGGTAAACGAACTTCTGTATTTCAATGTCTGATTTCATTATTTAGCAATCTGCCTTTTTAGCTTTTCAAGCATTTGAGGAATTTTGTCTGTCGCCCATAATTCCGTTGATGCAAGTACGTCTTTATTATCCATCGCTTCTACATATTCAGCGTAATTCATTCCGGCAACAATGACAAGTACATAATCATTAGAATACCTTTTTATGAGTTCTTCGGCAAGGTCTTTCCCGGCTTTTGCACCTTCCTGACCTCCGGCTTTGACACGTGCTGTAAATGAAACTTTTTTGCCATCTTTAGTAACATATTCAACTTGTTTTGTATGGGCTGCTTTCCCCATGCTACTGTCAAAACCGTAGCTTGAAACTATGTTGCCATTATGGGAAATAATATATCCAACAGAACTTCTAAGATTACCGGACTGGTCAAACCAGCTCTTTTCTCCGGGGCGATCTCGGATTCTTCGTACACATTGCTCTCCAAGATAAGCTAAAGCACGTATTGTTAGTGTTTCTACGCGTTCTGCTTCTTTCATTAAAGTCTTATGTATTTCGTCCAGCTTGCCGGATAATTTTATTCCCATATTTTAAACCCAAATTTTACACTGAAGTTGGTAACGATGGAAACCTTTTACTTCAAATTCTCTTTCAATTCCTCCGAGCAGATTTATTTTAACCCTGTCTCCAATAGTAAAGGTCTGACAATTACTTGGAAGACAAACCGTATATGAATAGCTTCTTACAACACCGTCTTCAAACTCCCTTTCTTCCGCCTTTCCGGAAGGTACTGCATCACAAGGGATTGAGCCCTTCCATTCAGATGAACCGGGATGATAATTTCCATTTTCATCTTCATAGCCAGGTACAGCCACTAGGTATTGTAAACGATGTGGATTTCTATTTGCTACTGCCATACTACAACAAACAATCACCCACATATACCATTGGTTTTGCTTCCAGTTCTACTGAAGGCTCACCAATAGTATTGTAGATGGAGTTAACACGTAATAGTATTCGTTCTTTGTCTTTATCAGACAAAGCCCCGAAGGACTTGTCTGCTTCAGAGAAATTGATAGCCTGAACCAAAGACCAAAGACAATCAGCTAGAGCTCCCTGATATTCGTTAGAATGAGCTATGTCGTAATTAAACTCATCATCACCATTGAGATTACGTTTAATCATCACATTCTCTATAAAACCGATAGGGATCGGATAATGTATTTCGTCTATGAGGGCTTGCTGAATTGTCTTCATGGTTTACGATGCTTTATGAGATTCAACAGCCTTTTTCAATGCTTCTTCGTCTGCGTCACTTAATCTGTTGACTGCTGCGATTAGCTTATCATCGGAAACGGTGGAAGTAAGGTTCTTGCCTGCAATCTTGTTATATTCCGTCACAAACTCCGGCTTTTTGTAAGTTGCTCCCCAAATTGTAATCTTAACATCAGAAGTATCTTTCTCTTCTTCTGTTGTGTCTACTGTTTGGGCTTCCAGTATATCCAAAGAATAGATTTGATCTACGTTTTCGATAACCGGTAAGCAGATAGCCTGTCCGTTTGTAAATTCCTGCAATGGGTCTGTTTTAGAGTAGCGGCTAATCAACTTATATTCGTCAATAGTAGTATATTCCACTCCATTAACGGGATTAGTTGCTTCAGCCAAAGTTCCCCATACAAAAGAACCTACATTATCAGCGGAAGGGAGGAATATAAGTTTGTTTGCATTCCACGGCTTATAAGAAACCCTTTTCCCATTCTTCTCATAGGTAACAGAACGGTCAACTTTTAAGAACGAAATGCCACCATATTGATCCGAAAACGCTTCGTCAAATAAAGTAGATGTAGGAACCGGAAGTTTAGTATCATTATCAAAGGTTTGACCTCGATAATTTGCGGCTAGTTCTTTAGCCCATTGAGATTGACGCATTTTGTTATATGTAGATAAAGCCAGCATAATGACTGAAATACTGTTACCGTCATCGTTAGCTTTACTTATAACTCTTTCAATATCATCTCCTGTAACTTCACCGGTAGTAACAACACCAAAGCTATGTTCTGGTAAATAACCATAATCAACACGGAGACCTATACCAGTATTTTTATCATCGTCACCCTCAACAATGATGACACCATCGGATAGTCCTGTAAGGAAATTTGCTTCATTTCTCTCATCAATACCAATAGAGCAAGCTGTTCCATCGTCCAACATACGAGTGATTATGCGGTTAAGAACAGATTTCTTAGCTGCATCCGTGCTGGCGTTAGATAAATGAGCTCTCATAATGTTGATAGCATTAATTTGAGTCTCTCTTAGAATCTTTTTAATTCCGATCTTAGGCAATTCTCCGTTTGACCGTGCGATAGAATCTCGCTTTTTAGGTGAAAGCGGAGAGTCCATAGCCACCATATCAGCAGCGACATACGTAGTATTGGCAGATGTGCCTTCCCATTTCTGATCGGGGGAGTACACTTTAGTAAGCATCGTTTTGTGAAGATAGGTCAATGTCTTGTTTGTATCATTGATCTTTTCTTTCACATACAGGCTTAATTTAGGCCATATTCTTCTTACAAATTCAATAAACAATGATTCATTCATCTTTCACCTCCTTTTAATCGTGTAAAAAAACGAGTTGTGGCAATGCCGTTTTTAATGCAGCTTTGATGCTGTCAACGGAATAAGGACTTGCCACATCATTAACTTCACCAGCATACATAATGCCTACAAATGGTTTGTCGGCAGGTTTTGAACAAACAACTACGCCAACATATTCATGATTGGATGGTAATGAATCGTAAGCTGTACCTGCAGAATTAACAGGCATCGGCTTATAAGTATCGTTCTCTGTATCGCGGATAACGATGTGCCCGGCTTTGATTACAGACTGCTTAAATCCAGTCATGTCTAACGTCCGGCCATTCATAATTCCGCCCAAATAGTTACGAATAACAATCGAATCCATTCCGGTTAGGATTGTTTCTTGTTCGTTGACTAAATCAGCTTTTGCACCCATTTTTAATTTGTTTTTGATTAAAGGCCTTTAGCTATTGCTATGACCTCTTCATCAGTTAATACTTCATTTTTTTCTTGTTTCTTACTTCCTGCACCTGGAGGATTCCCCAAACTAGATAGTCCTGCGTCGGCACGTTCTTGGTTGTAAGATTTCAAATCTTCCTCAACTTCGGAATAGAATTCTTCAAACTCTTCATCATTTTCAAACTTCATTTTATTGAAGGATTTCAATGTGCGAGTTCCGAATGTACCAGCATCTTTTAAAAGGGCTTCAAGTTTTGATTTTCGAGAAGCTGTTAGCTTTTCTCCCTCTAATGCGGAGATTTTGCCTGTTAAAGCTTCAATGGTTTGCATCATACTTTTAGCCCAATCGGGGGCATCATTCTTTCCTTTGTTTTGGGAATTCTTTTTGTTTAAACCCGGTTGGCGATTAGTGGAATTTGATGACTCATCGTCATCGTCGTCATCGGTTTCATCGTCGTCGTCATTCTTTTTGCGGTTTTCTTCAATTACTCGATTTGCAAAAGACTGGCTGACTTGTAGGTAGGGGAGAACCGCATCAATAGCTGTATCAATTTCTGCGTTTACGTCCTCATCGGAGGCATCGTCTGTGGAAGTTAGATTGTCGGCAATCTTGGCAGCGACACTCATCAATTCCTTTTTATTGAACCCGAATGCCTTCACTTTCGGTTTCAATTTTAGAAACACTTGTTGTTTTCTGTCCATTGTACAATGTTTTGGTTACTAAAATAGTCTGCGAAGTACGTATACCAGCAGACTATTCGCTTAGAACTTTACCAAACAATAGAGCAATGAGTTTTTACGACAAGTTCTGTGGCGTACGTCTTCATACGCATCTGATACAAAAGTAGTAAAAGTGGCGTAAACTCAATCACTTTTAGTGTTAAAGTATATAAAAAGTAAATGTTTGGATTTGCCTGAATGAAAGGCATTTAATTAGGCTATTCCTTTAGGTATCTATATGCTTTTAGGTATTTGTTTAATCTGTAAATATCTTTCTCTGTAAGTTCGTTCAAACGTGTTATATCCATGTTGTCTTCCAAGTCATGCAATTTAACTTGTCTTCCTATAGGGTTAAGCTTAGAACGTTTTATAAAATCTTCGTAACTTTCTCCTTTATTACGAGTAACTGAAATAATAGCATCAACAATATATTGTGGGAATCCTCCCATTAGTAAAAAATCAGCGGTAACTTCAGTATCTTCTATCGTATCATGCAGCAAAGCAACAATCCTTTCGTTATCTGTAGAACATTTATTTGCGACGCGGATAGGATGAAGTATATAAGGCATTCCTGCCTTGTCAACTTGATAAATATGCGCATCTGTTGCTATATGAAGCGCTTTCTCTAATAAAGTACTAATATCTGTCATATTCTGATTTTGAAATTTCTTTTCCGCCAAGAATTATATTACAAACTGTTTCATTGGATTGTGGAATTTCTATCTCGTTACGCCCACGATGTTTTATATACGATTTTGTTTGACCGTTATCGAGATGTAAACGGATAACTGCTTCCTCAAAATCGTCAAGTAAATAAACCGTTTCACCTGACTGTAATTTATTATATAATTCCTTTTGGTTCATTTTTATATGTAAAGATAGTGATTTTTATTGGAAATGACTATAATATTCAATTGATTTTTCAACTATTTTTTGTGCCTTTTTATCAGCTTTGTCTAATACTCGCCATTCTTCATAATATTTATGTCCTAATCCTCCCATACCTGTTTGCTTCTGTATTTCTTTCCAACGTTTTTCTCCAAGAATTCTTTTTGCGTCTTCCGGCTTTTCTTTGGCATAAATCATACGTTCTGTATTAACTTGAATTTCGGCAATTAATCCGTTAGATGTTTGGATATTGACTATATTGCCACTATATCCCATAAAGGATTCCGGTTTTTGCCTTTTCAGTCGTACAAACGAATCGCTTTCAGACAGTTCGTTTAATACTTGATCTATTTGTGATCTGGGGACTATAATTGTCGTCCTAACTGCGTCTTTTATATCGTATGGAGTTATACCTTCCGTTGTAACCTTTCTTGTTATTGATGAGATGCTTTTGTAATTGATTGGCGTTACAAATCCTTTATTCTTTTTAGCTATGGATTCCGCTAAACTTTGTACCTCATTCCCGACTAAAGAAGCACGATTAACAAGCTCTTTAGCTGAATTCTCGGTATTTATATTTTGAACAATTGATTTGTTATCTCTCAAAAAATAAGGTAGGGTGTTTCTTTTCTGGGCTTTCTCGATCTTTTGATGGTTTTCGAGTACCCATTTTTTGAATTCGTCAGGAACATCCTTTACTTCATTTATACTTTCTGTGGAAACATCGCTTCGTCCATCCCATTCCCAGAATTCTTCTTCTGTTTTGAGGATAGGAACTTTATAACATAAATCATTCGGATGCCATCCTGTCCAGGTGAAGTCTTTAGGATATTTACCGGCAAGTGTGTCACAAATGTCTCCATGTGGCATACGACTATGATGAGAAGAACTTAGTTTTATTTCATATCCGACTACGAAATCCATTTGTTTCCATCTTTCGTTTTCGGCTGTTCTATAAGCCATGTTTATTTCTGAACGAGCTAGACGTATGGAACGATACTCACAATCTTGTATATGTTCAGCACTGCCATATCTGTCTTTGTAATCTTTTTGCAGTAACGGGAAATCAAGAAGATACTTACTTATTTGCTTACTCAACGTAACAGCGCTGGTTCCTTTTTGAATAGCGCATGAGATTGCAGCCTCCAGTTCTTCTTTGTAGATCATAGATTGCTGCCAGAGTTTTGCAGATATATTGAATCCTTTATCTTTTCGGTTCTGGAATGCTTTCAAAGCATCTGAATTTGTTTGATATAGTATTTTATATTTTTCTTTGTCAACTTGGGCGTTATATGCTTTTAGTACTTTGTTTGCTATTAAATCCTGCGCTTCATTACTATTCTTCCATTCTTCGGTAATACCGCGATAGATAGTTGCATTTATATCCTCTACAAAGTGCTTCTGTATATCGTCAATTTGCTTTTTAGTTTGAGGGTAGTCAGACCATTTAAACGGCTTATCGCTATCAGGGGAATATTTAGTACGTGAAACGGCTTTGGCAGCTTCCAAATTCAGGGTATCGTATATTTGCTCAACGAGGGCTACATATCTGTTTAATCTCCCGTTGAGTTCTTGGTACTTCTTTTTCTGATTTGGAATCTTGGGTTTTGCCATTATTTCATTTGCTTTTTCTTATCCTTGTCGTCGGTAGGGTAGAGGTGGTGTTTTACTATAATCTTACCACAGATAGGACAATCCTGTACTATGTATTCCACTGTGACTACTCTAGTATGCTTTTTCATATTTATTCCTCCGAAATTCTATCAGGTGCTGGCATCTCCAATAATCGGATAGCTTTAATTGTTTCCTTTCCCTCCAATATCGCTTTACATAAACGATGGTAGCCATCAGCAATTTGACCTACTTCGTCAAGGATAATAGGATATTCAAGAGAACATTGATTCACCCGTTTGCATTGAAAAATGAAACTGTGAAGCTGATTACATTCAAATGGTTCAGCTGTAAGGTCTATATTCCATAGCGGCATATCAAGCACTGGGTATTCCTTTGCCTTGGCAAAATCGTAGAGCGTTTGAGCTTTCCAGATCTTGTCTCCACGATGATATTCACTTTCGCTAAAAGTTATGTTATCTATAGGAACCTGCATATTATTCTTTTTTTATATATACTTTGATTTCACCGGTAACATGGAGTTCATCACCAACTTTTTCAACGGAGTATTCTATTAGCCCCCTCTGGTTGATTGAGCTTACAATTGATTGGCGAATTTCATCTTTAACTTCCTTGATGAACATTTCATCTGATTTTCGATTAGACCAACCTTCATCAAGTTTCTTCTTTTTCCGGTAATCCTTGATTTCTTTTTTAGTTCGGGCAAGGCAGATACCAAGCTTCTTTGCTTCGTAGTTATCAACTCGTTCAATACTACTCAATCTTTCTTGTGGATTGATTTTTTCTGCTAATCTAATAAGCCAGTTTGATATTTTTGTCTTCATGATTTTAAGTTTTAAGCCAGCAGCGTAAACATCTGCTTACGCTGCTTTAACCTTTTTTACAGCTTGGCAGATAGGCTATTGTACAATTTCCCAGTCTTCTGCAAACACATCACTGATGGATGGTACCCACGAATCAGCACGTCCCGTATTCTCGTTATAGATAAGGCATTGGCTTGTATAGTCGATAAAACCTTTTCCTTTCAGAATAAGGTCTTTTGCGGATTGAGGCAATGACTGCATCTTGGGAATGGTATCGCTTTCAATATGGGCTGGTACTTGCTTGAATACCATCAGACCTTTGCCGTTCCAGCCAGCTCTACGGATGGCAAGACCAAACTTCAACGCCTGAATAGCGATACCGAAAGACATTCTTTTAATTGATACATCTTCCGTTATATTAGTTGCAATGTTGATACGGCAGCTTAAAGCCTGCAAGTATCGTCCCATAAGTTCACGCTGCAAAGAGAGCAGGAAAGCAGGATAATCTTCCTTAATAGCTTCACGGAATTTCTCGGAATCTACAAATACTGCACACTTCTCGAACTTTTCTATCAAATCAGAATGTTCAATATACAAACGGTCAAGGAAAGAGTCAGCTACCTTGTATGCCTTTTCAAACACATCCTTTGGTGACCAGCTTTCATATCCGTCTTCATAACGGACATGATAACCTTGTTCTGTTTCCTCATGCTTCTCAATGTCCTTACCATAGGGATTTTTACCGGTTTCTTGAACGAAGTCGCCCAATGTCATCAGCTCGGCTTCAATCTGTTTTGTTCCAATGTACTTTTTCATGATAGTATATTTATTTACAAATTAAACATCTTCCTCTTCATAGGCCATCTTTGCACTCATGACACCCACCGAACTTAGCATCCTGATAGAAAGCCCCTTTTGTACGTCAAGCTCAAAAATCATATTGTCATTGAATTGAGCGGCAGGATATTGATACAATAGCGCATAATCCATTCCTTCCAACTTTGCGTATATACTAAGTGTGCCACTCTTCTCTCTGTCTATCTGTATTACACATTTCCCAACAGAAGTAAACTCACAGGAATAGCCCTGTTTTTCTTTACTAAATTTTAGTACATCAGTTTTTGCCATAATATTTATATTTTAGATTGTTATTCCGGTTCTTCGAATATATTGCTTATCCTGCTTCTGGAAGCATCTGCATCTTCTTTTTGGATTTGGGCAAGAGTTTCTTGTGGATCAGTAGAGATACCTAAGTTCTTGATGGCTTCTAATTGGCTGACAACAGCTTTTCCACCACTTGCTGTAACCCATTTTTCTATTTCTGACTTTTCATCATTTTGGATAAATGGAGTTATGATGTGCTCAATCTCAACATTATCTACTTCATTTTTCCAAGAAACATTCATCATTTTCAGGAAAGCTTTGATTACGCTACATTCACGTTCAAATGCTTCTATCCATGCACCACTTTCATCTCCAACCTTTAAATGAGCGTCAGTAAGTAAAGTCTGCCTTGCATCAAATCCGATATTGCCAAGAGACTTCATGTTTTCGAAGGAAATATCCGGCATTTGTGATTGTGACCAGAACAACTTAACAAGGGTATCGACATGATATTTTAACGCCTCGATAGATTGTGCCCATGAAACATAGGACACGTCCCCGTTTTGTTCTACTCGGTAAACTCTACGGCTTTCTCCTTTATCTTCTCCTCCTTTTATGCCACCTGCTATTTTTAGGATAGGAGCGGAGTTATATGCTATGACATCGCTATTGCGTGAAAGGGTATATTCGATTTCTTTTCTGATATAGGAAAGACCGTGATAAATGGGAACAGGACGATAAACGTATACTCCGGGTATTTTCAGAATAACGACCGGCTCTGATTTAACTAATTCCCAACCGTTTCCCTGTTGTTTCCATTTATAATGAATGTTTGCCGTGTATGTCTCGAAATACGTAACTTCTTCATTTTTGACCTTTTTTGTGTATTCAAAAGACATTGCGATCATATCGCCAAGCTCATCAAGTAGAGGGTATAAGCTAACACCGTCCATTGGTGAGTAGGTTTTGCATTTTAGCTTATATTTACTTTTAAAGCCGTATAGAGTGTTGGGATTCTCAACTGTGTACCAAATGGTGAACACTTCGCATGAAGCAAAGTAAGCATTGCCTCGCTTAATATTCTCACTGTCAATACGGGCATACTTATATATCGCTTCAATCGCTTTCGCAATACTTTGGCGGGTTTCATTGTCTTCTATATTGTGATATACACGTTTAACCGGGATAGCGAACATGAATTCAGTCATTCGCTTGGTGAGGAGTTTTTCAAGTCCGATGTAGATACGGGAAGCTTTTTCTGTATCTCCATTAGACCGGATCTTATCTTTACGGGTAACTGTGTCAGATACTATATCATGTTCTGTTGGTTCGTAGTCTTTGAGAAGTTTATCCCATGAGGGGACTGTTACAGACTTTTCTTTCAAATCGTTGATTATGTTATCAACGGGCCGCGTACTGTCTAAGATAGAGGTGATTTCGTCCATTTGAGTAGAATATTACTTAATATTCGTTTTTACTTGGTGCAAATATAATAAAAGTCGCGTAATTTATATCACTTTTATTTATAAATATCCAACTAATTTGATAGCTTCATGCATGTAATAAGGGAAATTAACGACAGCAATCTCACCAGAATATCCACAACGCCATAATTCAGCCTGCCAATCTTGTATATCATCACGTTCATCAATATTGTACTTCTTCATTAAATCTCTTATGATAGCGCAATCCTCATATCTTTCCATAACTTTAGCAGAAGAATAAAGATTGAGTAAGACGTATTCTCCATAAAGGAGGAGTACTTTTTCAAATATATTAAACCGATTTTGTGTCATATCTATCTTTAAAAGTCACACATTATAGTATATTTAGTTTGCAAAATCTTTAGGACCTTTTCTGTTACATGAATTATATCTTCATTATACCTTCTTACGTTTCTGCCATATCCTTGTATGTCTTTGTTTATCTTCTGGCGGAGTGTAGTACTTTTAGGCAAACTGATTTCATAGAAATTGCCATCAATTGAAGTTATCAACATATCAGCTTGCTTCTTTTGACAATCCAATTCTGTTTCTTTGTATTCACCTTTGGGTATGAAATTAGGATTGGGTACTAAGTAGCCTTCTGCTATTAATACGCTATTCGAGTTGTATACTTTCATAATCGTGTATGCTAATAGAAAAACATTTTACAGTGGTTATTGTACAATCTTGATCTCAACGGGCTAGGGTTGGCGAGCCAAGCAAAATGAAAATTTAGGCTAATTTCACACATTACGTTTTTATGGTGAATCCATTGTTCTTTTGTCATAATCGTATATTTAAGCGTTGATACCAATTGCATTTCTCATAAAGTTACTCGCTTGCTCTACTGACATATTCAGTTTTTTCTGAATCAGAAGAAGCATACAATTAACTTGTTCTTTCGTATCCAAATTACCTTGTACAAACTCTGACATGATAAATTTTTCTATTGTTCTTTGTTGGATAATTGTTGCTTTCATTAAAACCTGTTTTAAAGATGAGTATATAAACCTGTCACTTGTGTAAACACTTCTTGCAACTGTTCAGAATAAATATCGCTCGTAAAGTAGATCTCTTCAGTTTCAGAGAAAGAGAAGGTCCTTTTGTTGAATTTCGAGGATTTGATGAATCTCATAGAATAAACATCCTTACCTTCTTCATAAGTGACGATTAATTTATCCGCGCCAGATTTGTTCCTGCTCAATTTAATAATCTGCTCCATGTTGCCAGATTCATTTTCCATATAACCGGTAAATTCTGAACCCGTCATAACTACAAATTTATGTCCACCAAGTTGTTGGTATAGGGACAACATAATTTCTTTTATTTGTTCTTTTGAATGTTTCATTGTAATATCGGAATTAAAAAGCTGGAAGAGTTTCTGATTGACCATTTGCATAAGCGAAAATTTGTGCTATTTCTTTAGCTAATCTTCGACTATGTTCTTTGTCACGGCCATCGTATCCATTTCTATTATGTTTTTTGAGTTCTTCTCTTGCATTAGAGAGTGTTGTTGCTGTTTTCGTACAGGGATTTGCATCAAATTTAGCTTGGGCTTCATCAAATTTAGCTTGCAACTCTTTTTCTTTATTCATCCATTCTTCTTTTTTCATTGCTCTTATGTTTTAATTGTTAGTATTATTGGTTTCTTTTAGTATTGTAAAGATACTCATTATCAGTGAGCTAACCAAATATTTATTCAATTATTTTAGGCGTAATTCGTTCAAAATCAAATATTTAACTTTTGCTATAAAACAAAAATGGCGCCGACTTTCACAAGCCAGCGCACATAAGAGCAATGAAAACACCAAAAAGAAGTGTTTTCAAACGCAAAGGTACTAAAAGAAACACAACTACAAAAAATCTTTGAGCAACTCTTCATCACTAATAAAGTTGTAATCTCTAGGATAAAACGTATTCGCTAATGCGTCCATATAGTCAGGAGAACGTTTGATACGTTTCTTGACATCTTCTTTAGGCTCAATGATAATCTTTCCATTACTAAGGAATTTCCACTTGGTTTCGGTAGCTTCCTCCATTAGTTGATCGCAGGGTGGGAGAGCAGCTCCAAAACCATTTTTAGGATTGAGCCAGTCACGTAAAGCCCAATATAGGTATGCTCTCATATTGGCAAATTCATATTCGCCAGTAATATCGTGTAAGCCATCTGCACCTTCGGAATATTTACAAGAAAAAGCATTCCTATACTCTTCTTCTAGTAGCCTGGAATATACTCCAGCTCCTTCACCGATAGTATCAATAAACGCTTTTGCTCCTTTCTTCTTCAGGTAGGGAATCGTCATACCTACTACGTGCATGTGATCCGCACGTCCGGCAGATTGATGAACTTCAAATTGAGAAACGTAGTTACCGTATCGCGGACAAAGCACACTATTATCGCGTCCCATACCGGCAACGTCAACACCTAGCTTACAAGATTTGGCTGGGGTGAAACCGCTTGCCTGTAATTCCTGCCAATTCCTGTTTGCTATTTCTATCCATTCATAAGGAATAAGCACATCTTCAGAAACTTTCGGGAACATACCAAGTACCTTGACGCGAAACAAGTCGTTAGGTCGGTATAGCTTACCTTCCCAATTGAAATCGCCTTCTCCCTCGTTGAAATCTGTTCGCTGAATGGGTGAGCACCAATTTATCACCTTGTCCTTAACCCATTCATAATCCACTTGACCGGGTATTACTATTTGCTTCTTTACTACATTTTCTGCATTTAGAGAGCTAAGTCTGAATTTTGCAAAACGGTCAGACTTCATGGCACGAGCTGCGTAACCAGTAGTAACATTAGGATTGAACACTATGAGAAAGCGAGAATTACCCTGTAAGTTACCCTCAATAGCGTTGTAAGTCGCTTCTGATATACCGGAAGCTTCAGTAACAACAAACATGGTATTTACAGCATGGAAACCAGACCATGCTTCTGTATTGTCGTCACCAGCTTTAAACCCAGTTAGAAACCACTCTTCGTAATCAGTTTTAATGCCGGAAGACAATAAGCGTCCGGGCAAGAACCCTGCATTTCTAAATAAGCGGGATATTTCAGGTATCATGATATTTTGAACCTGACGGGCTGTAGGAGCTGTCATGGCAATCTTGGTATTCTTAACTAACTTACCTTCTTTCCAACGTGGAGTAAGATACATAAAACACATAGATGCACAAGCCGCAATATAATCCTTTCCCCTTGCCGTGCCTGAAGCTACAGCAGTCATTGGATTATGCTGAACGGATTGAAGAATGGCTTGCTGTTCCTTGTCTAACCTTGAATGAAGAACATCATGAGCGAATTTGCACCAATCCTCCCGCCATGCTCTCATGTATCTTATAGACTTGTTATCTTTGCTCATTCTTCATCGTCTGGCAATTCTTGCATTAATTTCTCAAATGGATTAATATTCAAATCTTGCTCTACTTTTTCAACGTAACCGCGATGCTTCATTTTAGTCTTACTTAACCAAATAAGCATGGTGTTATCTTGTTCCGTCAAAGCTTTAGCAAACATTGTCGTTTCTAGCTTATCATAGAAACTTTCTTCTACTTCTTTCCATTTTTCAGCAAAATCTGGATCATTCGATTTCCATTTATAAGCAATGGAGCGTGAGATTTCTACAGCTTCACAAGCTGCGGTAACATTCAGCATCCTTGCTTCCAATGCTTTTAAGAACTTAGCTTTCTTTTGCCTTGTATTAAGCCTGTACTTCTGTGCCATTTTTACTTCCCTCCAATACATTATTCACAATTTCCAACATTTTGCATATACTCAAAGCCTGTGCTTTGATTTTGTATTTCGCCTGAACTTTTGCGGATACTTCATTTAATCGATACATTGTTTCCATGTCCAATAAAGTAAGGTTGCCAAGTTCTTTTTCTGAATAGCAATCCAATGTTTCCATTAATTTGTCAAATGAGACTTTCTGTGTATCTACAAACATAAGAGTTACTGGAACAATTTCATTATTCGGCATTTCAACTGTATAGTTGATGTCTTTAACGCTTTCTAGTACTTCATTACTGATATGAGCATACTCTTTCAGTGCGACATCCGTTATTTCATCAAGTAATTGCTTTAAAATTTCTGCATCGTCTTGACCGACAATACTGTTGTGGCTTAACTGCGTAGCAAGTAACCAGTCATTATTTGTCTCCTCTTCATCTATATACATGACATGGATAGAGGTAAGACCTGCCATTTTTGCAGCTTGTGTACGATGATTTCCACTTACTACTGTATATGTGCCATCCGGATGTTTCACACAAAACGGAACGGATGAAAGTTGTCCGTCTCTACGTATGTTATTTACTAATGCATTAAACGTGTCTTGCTGCATGAAATGTGCATTTTTTTTAACTAGTTTAATATCAGACAACTGTACTTCTGCTATCTTGAATTTTCCCATATATTATTCCTTTCTTGGTTCATCACTGTATTTTTCTACAAATGTTTTTAAAATATCATCTAAGTTGCCACGAATACCTGCATCTTGTATGTAATGGAGTTTACCAACGCAACGTTCATGTAATTTGAATACACCACGATATTTCATACTTACAGGTTTATCGGTGAACACGGAAGTAGCAATAACACCACATTGATGTTTATATCTTATATCCAGTTCTGATTTAAATTCTGATGAAAGAACGCCCATTATTAGCAATCGGCTCAACTTAGGCAGAGGGTGGTCTATGACAAAATCCGATTTCATCCAAACTGCATCCATGCCGTATTTGCTGACCTTCAGGAAGTCAAACATACAAGCTCCGAACACGTAATCATCCAAGAACCACAAATAACAGAACGGAGCTGATCCGAGTATGATGCCTTTCTTCAAGTAAATCATGCGCAGATAATCAATTTCTGCCATAGAAGCACGAACAAACCGGAGTTTGCTATTATTTGTAAGTACGTAATCGTCTGGCAACCGTTTATATTTTAGAGGGATGATAGTCCGCTTGTTAAAACTGCTGTCTCCACTTTCTACCACATTAGACCAAATATATGTGCGTTGGTCTTTGAATACCTCTCTTCTGCCCATAAATCCATGCTGCGAGAGAGCCATGTAATTAACTTGTTCTTCATCTATTTCTGCATATTTCGTTTTAGTTCGTTCTTGAGATCCAAAATCATCCAATAAGAAACGCTGTAATGCGTTGCTTGTGGCTTTCATACCGGAATGAAATTCATTCTGGTAGATTAATATGTCATTCTCTTTGCAGTTAAGAATTGCATCTGATATATCAGCACAATAAAATATTTCAATAGACTTACTTTTAAGGCTGTCTACGAGCTTTTGGTAACGTTCCGTATACTTCTTATGGTAATGCTCCAATTTTGCCATAAAATCGTCATAAAGCGACTTATGGTAAATATCTTGTGAGTTCTTATGCTTCTTGATGGCATTGAACAGATGGATAGTGGCAATAATTTCAGCCGGACTTTCAGACTTGATATTCAGAAACTCATATTCATCATTAAAACGCAGTTCTTTTATCTCTCCCTTGATTGCCTTATACATCATGTAGATAAAATACTCCTTTGTATACACCTTAATCTCACGGTTGGTAAGTATTTGCTCTATATCCATATAGTATGAGTTTACCACATGAGCAATATCAAATTTGGCCGCTTCTTTCTTGATGAAGGAAAGCATACGATTAGTTTTCTTAAACATGGAGCCTACTATCGTAACATTGTCCGAGTGTTCTGCTGCCCAAAGTAACGGTTTATGTCTTTGGGGAACCTTGGAATAGTCTATATGGAATGTCTCAAGACATTTGTCAATAGTGGTGAGTTGCTTATACTCTTCCATGTCTTCATGTAGATAGGCATATTCTACAAATGAATACATGAATTTGATTGTTTCCAGCACCTTGTCGAAGTCCCATGAACTATTGAAGATACGGAATTCTGCTGTTCCTATCTTTTCAATAGAACATAAGTTGAGCCAGTACCGGATATGTCCTCTATCTGACCCATTACTAAAAACTTTCAGTAAATTCTCAATATTATCTGCTTCAAGAACTCGTTTTACAACATCCCAAGGTGGACTGGGTACGAGATATTTTGTTTCCCACCACTCGGCAATGTCAAATATTCGTTTGATTGGATAAGCGGTGTAGTAGGAGAGGGCAAACAAACGTTTGATAACATTCAAGTCCATATCTTTGATGTATAGATGTGCATCAAAACCTTCATTCCACATGAGATAACTTCCTGCATCTCTCATGGTCTGAATAAAATTCTTCAACTCCTGCAAATCTTCTATACAATAATGGTATGGGCGTGTGTTTATTTCCCCGCCAAATTGACCGTGATGCGTAACTGCCGATCCATCCGAGTTATTCATCATGGTTAGCTTGTTATCCGTCCACTTGTAACCCGATGGAAGAGGAATGTGCTCTTTATCACCATCAGCGAACTCCAGTTCCATGCCAAATGTGCGATTGGCTATATAGTCAATCCACGGTTTATCTATATTCGTGTTCTGCATATCTCAACTTGACTAATGATTTATAATCAGGGACAAAACGAACCACATCACCAATGTGATAATCCGAAACATGGTCACATTGCATTATTGTATATTCGCTGGAGCTATCTACATACTTCAAATTGGTATAATAGGGAATTCTGCATTTAGCCATGTCCGCCATTGAATAACCGCAATCGAGAATGAGTTGATTACGCTCTGGATAGATGCCTATTATTCTTGTTTGTAGTTCTATCCCATTAAAGCCTTTTTTCTCTTCATTATTGCAATATGGAATAGTGCCAAACAGCATATATTCTCCTATTCGCACATCACTTATGAAGTTTGGAAGTTTGTCATACTGTCCGAGCCAAAAACTTCCTCCTAAACTGATGGATTCAATATATCCTTTTAGGTTGTCCCAGATGTCGTATAATCGCGACATTGGCGGGTATTTGTCATTGAGGCAACCGGAAGTAATCATACCGTATATATGAGCATCTGAAAGCATCCTTATTTCGTTAGCTAGTTTGCTTGCTTCATAAATGCTTAAACCTTCTCTGTTATCGTAAGCGTCAATTGGAATGTAGTAGTTGTGTATTCCTTGGCAACCCTCTCCATTAATAGTGAGATATTTCCAAGAGTCAGCAAATGATGTTACTACTGCACCTATATTATCTTTTGTCGCTTTCCCAATAGAATAACATACGCTATCTTTCAAATGTAACCCGAAAATCTTATTTCTTATTTTATCCGCTATATGCTCATGAATATCTTCATAGAAGTCCTTAAACATTAATGAAATGGGAACATTAACAAACGATTGCGCCTTTTCAATGTTCTCTATTATATTCTTGGTATAGACAATAACTTTCATAGCTCCCACTTTAAGATTAAACGTTCAATCCCTTTGTATTTGATATCACGTTTGAACGAGAACCCGGCATTGGTAAAACTCTTGATACTTGCTTCATTTTTGGGTGAGGTCATGGCAAATACCTCTTGTGCACCGTTTGAAACCAATTTTGCAAGATTAGCATTGAGTAGAATGTACTGAAAGCTATTACCCCTATAATCTGAACGAACGAAACATTTATCTACGTAGGCAGTACCGTATTCAGTGAAATATGCAAGCGAATAAGCAACCAGCTTATCATTTGTCAATAATCCGTAACTGCAACCAGATTGCAAGCACTTGACTATATCTTCCGGTTCCGAAGCGAAACACGTATCAGGATCAGAGAGCAACTTTTGCTCAATTTCTTCTATGGTAGTAATGTCAGACATAGATAAAGCTTTCACTTGCATATTGTATTCTATGCTGCCTTTATGCGTCGGGAACAATGGTTCGTAACGGTCAATCCATGCTTTAGAAAGGAATGTGTCTATATCGACTTTAGGCAATAATGCTTTTCTATAATTGTCGAAAATGTCTAATACAAATTCCTTATGCTTAGCAAGTTGCTCATTTTTCAACGGACATTTACCGCTACGGAAAACAAGACCTTTCTTTACCGACTTTACCCACAAAGGATAAGTTCTACACATGATAGGTTTGTAGCCATTATCACATGATTTACAGTCTTTAGCGATACATTTTACCTTTTTACCGCCAAAGTAATCATCATCTATAATCTGTAAATGGGAGATTTCTTTTTCATGCCCTTCAAATTCATGGGGCAAGATTACAATATGCCCGTCCGATCCGAACGAACAACACTTCCAACCGCAGCCGGAGTTTTCACATGCTCTTATTAGTCCTTTTTCGTCCATATATTTAGGTTGTATATAACTTCATATACATTTTGCGTTAAATGCCTGCCGAGCGTATTCCCGACAGGCCTAAACACAAATCCATCATTTTTCAAGCTACTTGCAAGAACACTTATGCAATCTATTCGGCTTCTTTACAGTCGTGTCAGATGGCAATTTCCATCACCCCGTAAACTGCACAAGCTTTAATGTTCTTGCTTTTGCTTATCGCTACTATAAGGGTTGAGGTAGCAGCAGGACTCGAACCTGCAATGCTTGGCAATCTTCTACATCTTCCGTGTAACACTGGATTGGTTCGTTTTATAATGATGCCCAGTTTTCATAACATCGTAACCAAGTCTACTAAGAGTTGTCAGCGTCTACCAATTCCGCCATACTACCAAATTTGCGTGTCTTTCCACGCTGTCAGATTGTTTGCAGTACCAACTAAATGCAAGGAATCGAACCTTGTCGCTTACTTTACACAACATCAATCAACGAGCCGAGTTTAACGGCATTAGAGCGGAAACAGGGAATCGAACCCCACTCTTTGGCTGGAATGCCAACGCTCTACCGATGAGCTATTTCCGCAAATGCTTGTATATTCCAAGCAGCCAATGGTTTCCGTTTTCAATTGACGTGTGTATCCATAACCATAAAAAGCCTCACACATATCTTTAGAACAAACTAGCTTGTTCATACTTAGGTTCTTTCTTCTCAACTACTCCGAACTCTGTTATTTCAATACCAGTTTTTTCAGTAAGCCACTTTGCCAAAATATGACGATGGCAGAAATCACCCGGTTTTTCGTAACAGCAGAGAGCGACATCTTTACCTTCACTGTGTCGTTGGATAGTTTGAATCAATTCTTGCGGATTGACTTTTGCAAGAACATCATTCAAATACATACTCGTGTACTCTTCATAAGTCCATTTGTCATCTAACATATATCTTCTTGGTGCAACCTCTATAATTTGAGGTGCGTTATAAAATTTTGGTCTGCCTAAAGCGACACATATCATTTTGATGTTCGCTGCTGCCAGTTTTCTGTAATTTCCAAAATATGATGTATAAATCCTCATTGCTTTAATTTTATGGTGTAAAGATACAAAAAAGTGGCGTAATTTCAATCACTTTTAGTCATAAATTTGTCTAATTTGATAATTTTATTGTCTCAACTTTATAGCACCTCATCATGTGGTCTGTTTCGCATCCCATATTGAATGTTTTGCCAAGATAGTACATGTGAGCTTCTTCCTCTGGTAGGTTGATAGGAGTGACGAACCAATCTTTATTGCCTTGTTCGTCTTTTAAATACACTTTTACTGTTGTTTTCATCGCTCTATGTTTTATAAAAGTAGGGTTAATCAATATTCTCAATTAATTTAAGAACAAGATATTCTGGTGAAACACCTTTGATTTCACAAAAATCGAGGACGTCTTCTTTTTGGATATTTGAGATTTCAACTCCTCGAATAGTCATTTTTTTTGTTTGGATTGTTTTTTTATTGCAATCCATACGCTTGAATCTGTTTTTGTAATCATTCATAATTTACACTTTTACCGTTGTTTATATTAAAATGAAGGGTCGATATAATGGCTCTGATAATGGAGCATCAATAATACTCCATCTTTATACGGTTGTCCTTCCATAACCCAATATCCATTTCTTCTTTTGGTAAACACTTTTTCTTCCCCTTCAAGTTCTGGTAGAATTTCATATTTCCCATCGTAATAGTCAATGCATCTCGTCTGGTTACAAGTGACTTCAATTTTGCAAGGAGAAATTATTTTTGTTACTGTAGCTGCGCGTTTATCAGAGTAATAGCAAATTGTACAGCCTAGACCAAGCTCTGGTATAAGGTTCTTAATAGCTTCCATTCGTTCTTTATCTTTTTCTTGTCTCCATTTGAAAAAGTCTTTTTCGTCCGATGGGCACTCTCTTTTCTCTATTTCATGAAGAATTGCAAAACTTTCTTTGCTTGTTAATTTACTCAATGTTTTCATTGCTCTATATTTTATCCGTTATACGTTGCTGTTATTTCTTTAGCATGAAGTTCTTTTCTCAACTCACCGTTCTTGTATATTCTTACAGATACGATTCTAACGGTGTCGGACAGGAAACGCCCGCAGTCCCTTGTTACCTTTTGTTCAAGCTTAAACGCTTTTGCTAAATTTTTCGTACGCGTTCTTATGGTGCTCTTGAATCCAAAAACGATATCTTCTGTATCAATCTCAAACTGGTAGGTATTAGAGTGTAATATCTGGTTAAGCTCGGATGTCATTTGTTCTATCTTGCTCATATTATGCTGATTTAAGTGATTCAAGAACTCTCATGTTTTCACTATCCTTACTTACAATGAAACGATAAACCCAACCACCTTGCGACAATTCATTTTTAAATTTTAAGCCCAAAGAATGAAGTTTATTAGAAACCATTTCAATGTCCTTACTTCGATTGAACAAAGAAGCAACTCCTATACCATAAGATGCAGGATATATGCTAATACTATGTTTATCTGCTATCTTTTGAAGATATTCGTACAAACTTTTATATCTATTCTCTTTACTGATTTTATCAAGCACCCATTCAACAGTGACTTCTTTTTCCTTTGGAGTTTTAAACGACTTGCAGAACCAGTCATCCGAGTGACTTTTTGTTCCTATACCTATGTGGGTAGCACTATTATAATCGTTCATATCGACAAAACCGTACTTATCATCTGCCCAAACATTGTAACCAAGTTCATTTAATTTGCTAATTGTTTCTTGTGTAATCTTCATTGCTCTTATTGATTAATTTGTTATTTTTGATATGTAAAGATACAAATAATATATTGATTACCAATAAGTTAAATTAGAAATATGCATGGCTTAAACTTTGTTTAACTATTTCATTTTCAAGTACTTCGATGTAATAATAGACTTGCTTTTCTCTATCTCCTTGTCGATGTCAATTCCAAGTTGACGATAGAACGAGCCTTTTCCGGAAAGGCTTTCACTTGCTATTTTTAAGGTTCTTTGCTCTTCTTTGGTAAATCCTATGCGAAAGGTGGAGAAAATTGCTAGTGCGGCTTTAAAATCACCGCACTGGAGTAGTGAAATAGCTTTCTTGGTTTTCGTTTCCATTAATCTATGAGTATTTCCGATCCAATCATTTCATTTGCTCTACTAGCATTTACAAAATAAAAGCGTCCCTTAGAAACATAACTGTCTTCTGATGTGTACACTTTTATAGCGTAGTATTGTCTTTGAGCTTGTGAATAACATATTTCCCAGATTGTTTTCCATTTGACAATAAACTTATTGCCTTTTGCTAGTTCTTGTTCTATTTCATCTGATCTGAATTTAATACCGGCTAGTACTAGTATATTTTTATTTTTCATCTCCCCATAACTTTTTAGCCAGATCATATTTTTTTTGCAACTCATTCACTTCCTTTTTGGCATAAGTGAGGGCGTAAGAGTGACTACGTGGATATTTTCCGGACATCACACCTTCATGGTATTCTTTCGCTTGTTCCAACTTGTGTTCGTAGAAGTCAATACTTTCCGGCATAGAAAGATTGATCGTTTCAGCGCGTTTTTCCCAGTACTTGGCTACTCTTTCATGTTCGGCAGCTTTATCACTAAGCTCGACGCTTTTCCCCATATTATTCCAGGCGTCATCTATCATTTTACGATGTCCTCGTTCGCTATGGTGTCCTACTTTGATCGGCTCACCCAAAGAAAGGAAATCGCGATGTTTGTTTGATTTCTGAAAATATTCATCGCTCTTTTGTGCTGCTGATAATGCCCATTCATGCCTGCGTTCCGCTCTTTGCCTTGCCCATTCTTGTACATTGAAACCATCTGCTCTGACGATGGAATAGTAGTAAAAGCCACTTTTTTCGGCTATCAGATTAAAAACTATGCAAGCATTTTCTTTGCCATACTTGGTTGTAACTAGAATTTCTTCGCCTCTTTCGTGCTTCTCTTCGCACTTTGCCAAAAATACGTTTGGCGCAAATTTGTAATATGTGTTCATTGCTCTTATGTGTTATATAGGGCTTTCGCGCTGTTGGTTAAACTTATGCTAAATCTATCGCTCTTGCAGGAACCCCAATCATCGTCCATGTCTTACCGTTTTTTAGATAGTCAACAGAATATTCTGTTTCCCAAGTACAAATGTTTGTATCAACATTTGATATTACTCCTTTTACATTACCGTTTTTTGTAGTAACTATAACAGATTGTCCTTTCTTAAATTCTGAAGTTTTCATTGCTCTTATCTTTTAATTGTTAGTATTATTGGTTTCTTTTAGTATTGTAAAGATACTCATTATCAATGAATTAACCAAAATAAAACAATCTAAAAACTTTTACTTAAACTTTGTTTAACTTATTGAGTAACAGTTGCTTAGTCTGTTAATCTGAATTCGTAAGCAAATACAAACGGATTACTTTCCCATATGCCTTTGCCGGAAACTTTATTTATCAGGACAGCAAAGGCTTCTTTGGGGGTCTTAAACCAGCGAGAAGCAAAGTATTTATTATCTCCGTTCAAAAAAGCATCATAAGCATAAAGGAAAGGGGATTCATCAGATATTACCTCTTGCCTAACAATTCCTTCTTTCAAGCAATCTTCATCGGATATATCTTGCAAACGCTCTACTTTTACATTGGTTATCTTTATGTGATACTTACAAGCATACGACTTAACGAACATTTTGTTATTCCATCCTGCGGAATCCTTCATAAGACCGCGAATACTCAAATCTTTCGGATGTCTATCTAATGAGTCTGGGTAATAGCCTGAATCCTTGTAGCTTTGCGCAATGGCAACGATTTCGCCAACTTCGTATTTAGGCTTTATTTCATGCCCATGGATGCTTTCATAACCACTCTTACAAAAGACACTGTTGCGTATTTGGTCTTCCGAAATACGTCTCGTCATAGTTTTTCGACCTTCCAATACGGCTGTTGTTAAGCCGTACTTATCATTGAACATGATTTTCTTCATTTCTTTCTTGTTATTAGTTAAATGGCGCATCCGAATAAAGAATAAAGTGTCGAATTTTAAAATTATTGTAGATATGGATGCGTCCTTTGATTGTTATTACTATTTTTGCTATTGTCGAATTTTAAAATTAGTTATTATGAGTAGATTTACTTACATATCACCCAACCTATACATATCAAACTCACCTTTATTTGGTAATTATGATAAGGAAGTCATATACTATTTGCTTAGGTCTATTGATATAAATTTCTCTACAGCACTAAATATACCTCCGTTCTCTACTTGCAATTGCATGATTGAATACAAAGACAATCATCCAATGTGCTCCATCGTGGCGGATAATCATTTTATATTCTTACATGTCACTGATAACTATTGGAGTAAATGGATATATCAATTCGCACACGAATATTGTCATCATTTAATCAATGGTAAGATGTCTGGTGAAATTCGGGGATTAATGTGGTTTGAAGAAACCATTTGCGAATTATCTTCTATGTATCATCTTCAAATGGCGGCAACCCAATGGAGTTGTTGTAATCTAATAGTATGCCGCCATTTTGCCCCAGCTCACCAGGATTATCTAAATGACCTCCTTTCTCAGCAGCCTCAATTAGTTCGCGATACACATTATCGGGGATTTCTACATCTTTGGCTCCAGATTTTAAAGCAACCTGTACATCACCGAGATTACTACAATGCACTGGCGGCAAGGATGTTCCCATTGTTCGTTGAGAATCCCCACCTATGGAAGATAATTCTTCATTTTGGAGATATGCGTCAGTGGAATTGTTTGAAAGACCTGTTTGTTCATTTGCATCAGACAGCTGATGATAGCTATTCAGACTCACTGAAACGACTGGAGAATTTACTTTTTTCATAATGTTCCTTTCTATTCTTGTTTTACGTTAGTTTATAATGCTAATTTGGGTTCTCGCATAGCCTGTAATACACGTTCACAGGCTGTATAATAATGCTTTCCCAAATTTTCAAAGCCGATAAAATGTCTATTAGTATTTATACAGGCTACAGCAGTGGTACCACTTCCGATGCAATTATCTAATACAATTTCGCCTTCATTAGTATAAGTCTTAACAAGATATTCCAACAACTTCAGTGGCTTTTGGTTAGGATGAAGCGAAGAGTTCTGTGTATCAGTTTTGAAGATTTGTATACTACGCGGATACCTTTCTGTTGAATCATAATGGTAATCCTGATTCATTGCTCCGTACACTTCTGTTTGGCAGTTTTTTGATCTGAAAGTTTTTTTCCTTTCATGACCAGATGTTTTTTGAGGATTATAGGTACATTGCTTTTTGTAGAATACACTAATCAATTCATGATTACGGAGAGGTTGCTTCTTAGCATTTAGAAAGCCAACTCCTTTCACTTTGTCCCAAACCCAGTCATATTTATACCAATCGATATTACTTAGTCTTAAATAGCTGGAAAAGGGTTCCGCACCAAACAATACAATAGCCCCATTGTCTTTAATGATACGTTTGTATTGTTCCCATAGAGGTTCAAATGGAATTATTGTATCCCATTTACTTTGAGTGGTACCGTATGGAAGATCGCATATTATAGCATCAATGCTTTTATCTGGAATACGTTTCATTCCTTCGATACAATCTTCATTGTATATTTTATCTAACTCAATCTTACACATAGCTTTATTATTGGAATAACGCCTGTTGGACTTGCGACAATACAAATTTATTCGCATCAGCATAGAACTTCTTCTTAATCTCGAATCCGTATGCTCTGCGTCCTAGTTGGGCGGCTGCTAATAAGGTAGAACCACTTCCGGCACACGGATCGATAACTACATCACCTTTATCGGTGAATATCTCTATTAACCTACGAAGTAATGGTACTGGCTTTTGGGTATTGTGAACCTTCGGTGTTTCATTATCCTGTACCCAATCAAAGCAATTGAATATCATCCGTCCGTCGTTGTTAAACTTTGGAAGCTTGTCACGATACAACAAAAGACCATATTCGCAGTTACCCACCACTTTCATGTTTGCTTTTAAAACCTGCGATGAAAAGTTTTTTCTAAATACAAGATTTATGTATTTACCCAAACCATATCTCTTACCAAGTTCGATATATCGGAACTGGTCTTCAAATTCACAAAAGATTATCATACATGGTGCACTTTTTTTAGTCTTAGGTTCTTTTACAAGCATTTGGCTACAGAAGTGCATAAACTCTGCCGGGCGAAAGTCTTTATCGGTATCAAAGAATTGTTTGCCCGCCTTATCACTTTCTCCGTTCTTATTATCACCATCCACATACCATGAGGGATTAGAGGCATAAGCATTATTTCCTAAATTGTAAGGGACATCAGCTATAATTAGTTGAGCTTTAGGGATTCCATAAACTTTGTAGTTCTGGAAATGATCGTTATACAATTCTACATTTTTCATTGTATTATATTAAAGTTCGTAAACAATACTCAGCTATCCAGTAGATAGCAAAATAAAATGCCACATATATAGTTATTACTGATATTGCTGCAAATAGGTATTTAAGAGGTTTCATCGTCTGCTTTTCCCTTTGATTTCGATTACATTAAACATTTCATTGATTCGGTCTGCGATATATTCCCCATATTTAGGCTCAAACTCTTCCGGTTGCATATTGGTAGTCATAAACGTTTTGCATATCCTACGATTGTCATATCTGGATTGGAGAATATACTGTATTATATTCATTTCAGAACCAAAGTATTTTACCCTTGGTTCTTTCCCTACTTCGTCAATACCTAGGGCAATGCCGTTTAACCCATCGTATTTAGAAATACCATCAACTCCCTTTCTTGTGTATTGATTAGAAATGAATGTAGCTGATTCAATAGGAAATCCACCAGATAAGTAATATCCAGTTTCGTCTTTACCATTGCTATACCTGTCGTACAATTGGACAATTTTCAATATCGTGGATTTACCAGTTCCAACAGGACCATACAGTAATAAACCTTTGTTACTATCTAGTTTTTCTGATCCCTTGATGAGATATAAAAAAAGCTCGTTCATAAAATCACGATTTCTTTCATCAACAGTGAATTCGGGACATGCCAATAAACAGCACCTACGGAAAAGAGCTGAAGAATTCCTGAAAGCAACTGCATCATAACTTGACCGTCCGAACTTTAACGGCACACTCTGAGGATTGATTTGATTTCTGATTGTTTCCATGCTTTAATTTTAACCATTCTTGATAATCTCGTTCAGTTCCCGTAAATACAACCCCGGTCCAATTAGATTCAATTGCTCTTTCAATCTGCTGGATGGCGAACTCTTCTTCGAACATGGATAGTTTGTCTAACGAAAGCTGCAAAGCGTAATTGAGCTTCTTTTTCCATTTTGGAGTTTTACGGAGTGCTTCCCATGCTGACATAAAAGCTATTGAAGTGAAAGGGTAAACTAACGGAGTTTCATCTCCTTTTTCCTTTCGGGATTTCTTCTTATCGGGTGGGGGGCTCTCGTGCGTATGCGCGAGACTCTCTTCTTTGTTTATAGTTTTAATATCTATAATAGGTGGGATTTGCGTTTCATCTAAACATTTTCCAGATGAAAGTTCAGATGATGCCAAATTATCATCTAAGCATTTTGCAGGTGTTTCTACAGATGATTCTACAGGTGGTATTTCTCCACCTTCGTTATTATCATCTGAACTTTCATCTGTAGAATCATCTGTACTTTCATCTGGAAAATAGACGGATGATATTACAGTAGTAAATGAGTAATAACAACCTATTCGCTTGTCTTTTGTCGATTGGAAGTAAAGTAATCCGGCATCGCTCAAATCACCCCTCGATTTTATTAAGGTTTTCTCTGACATATTCAGAATAGAACACAAATCAGAGTTCTTCTTTTTAAAAACATCCTTCCACTTCATTTCATTACAGATGGCTACAAGTTCGTGATAAAGAGCTTGGGCGGCTGTAGTGAGATAGGTATCATCCCGAACCTTTCGGAGTTTGGATATTAGTTGATAACTATTCATATTCAAATCGCATATATACAGTTTCGTATACTGTCAGCTACGAAACGTTTATTCAACAGGGTACAATAGACAACACGGGGATTTCCTTTAGATACAGGAACCAATTCACCGTTCTTACATTTTGAACAGGTATCTGGACGAATAACTTCTTTTTCGGGTTTCTTTGCCATAATTTAAAAATAAATATTGGTTAATTGCCTACTTTTGGACCAGACAGCCCACTTACCATTACCACCGTCAACTAGTCGAAGGTCTTTTACTTCTCCGAATCGTTTGACATTACCACAGAGGTCTATAACCCATCCAGCTTCTTTTGATGGATGCGGACGGATAGCCCGGCCAACAATCTGATACCACATAGCAAGAGACATCGTAGGACGTGCCATAACAATAGTGTCAAGTTCGGGATAGTCGAAACCTGTAGTCAATACTCCGACATTCGCTACTACCGGAATCTCACCGGACTTAAACGCTTCGAGTATCTGCTCGCGCTCTTTCTTTGGAGTCTCACCAGAAACAATTACACATCCAGGTATAGACCATGTTAGCCGTTCAGCTTCTTTCAAGAAGTGGGTAAAGACTAAGATACCTTTACGCTTACCTCCTTGTATTGGATTCATGAGCCTATGTACGATATGAACGAGATAACTATAAAAGTCTATTCGTTCATATTCCCGCTGAACTGATTTATCCGTATAGTCTGCACCGGTGGTATTTACTTTCAAATTTAATTCGTTCCATCCCATAGGATTCATTGGGTAGTAATTCAACTTAGAAAGAAAACCCATATCCAATAAAGTAGATACCTGTACGTGGTAGATAACTTCTTTGAAAATAGCCGGACGGGTCCGGGTGATGAACTTCAGCATAGAACCAAAATCCTGACTGGATGAAAGTCTATAAGGTGTAGCTGTTAATCCAAGAACCTTGCATTTCAATATAGAAAGAAAGTCTTTGTACATTCCTTCCTTTGGATTCACTAAGTGGCACTCATCTATTATCACGTTCTTGAAGTGTGCAAATAGTTCGGGATGTCCTTTTACGCTGCCGATGGTGGCAAAGGTTATCCGGCTTATCTCCTTTGAGTTGAAAGAGGCTGAATAGATGGAGCAATCAAGCACACCGTATGAACATAGCTTTTTGAAGTTTTGCTCTAAAATTTCTTTCGAGGGCTGAAACACCAAGGTATGTCCGTCTAACCGGTTGGCAATATCAGCAATGATAAGCGATTTGCCTGATCCAGTCGGCAAAACCATAATGGCGTTGGTTTTCTTTAGTTTGTCATTAAAGAACGCTACGGCTTTATCGGATGCTTGTTGTTGATAATCTCGAAGTACGAAACTCATATTCCTTTCTCCTTTCGTAGTTTTTTACTGAGTGCTTTGTAATACTTAATTAGTTGCTCGTACTCAAAATCTGACACCTTAGAAGTACCAGCAGCTTTCACTTTCAGCAAGTCAAATTTCTGTTGCCCGATTTTGGCTATCAGATTCACCCGATATCCTTCCAGATGATCAGCTTTGAACCTATTGCAGTGACGGCATTCGGCATGGCAGTTATTCTCATCAAACCGTGTCGCCAAATGTGTACGACTGAAGTAGTGCCCGCAATCGGCTTGCTCAAACGGTTTTATCTGTCCGCAACTGATACAGCGAAAATATCCGTTCGGCATACAATCACGAAGCCGGATAAAGAGAGAGAACTCCTTATCAAGTTTAGCTTTCAAATCCGGCTTCTTCTTTACTGTTACCCCTGCTTTATCAAACAGAGGTAAAGGCTTGTCTTTCTTCTTAGCCTTAGTGCTTTTTATGTAGTATGGCATTGTTTCAACAATTTATTTATCTCTCTTATTTCTATCTTCTTCCGACGAATAGAGACGGTTAAATCATGAATTTTTTTATCGTTGCTTACTATAGCAAGTCTTTCTCTATAAACCTCTATCTTATCAAATATAGAATCTCTTAGATTTTGCAATTCTTCTTTTGACAGACCTATTATTTTATCTTTAAAAGTATCTGCGTATGTCTTCATAATTTTCCTAATTAAAAGCCCCGAAGCGTATTCTCCGGGGCACAACTATTATTCACTAACCCTTGCCATTTATGTGTGGCTCACATTATTCCATTCGGGGACACTATCCGTATGCGCATTACGGAAATATCCATTTGCAACTGAATACTTTCATATCCCCTTTCCAACATAAGTTTGTGGAGAAGCCCAGATTTGCACTGGGACGAGTTGCCAAGCTCGCCACATCTAAGGTTGGCATTCCTATTATCGAGTGGTGCGTCTACTGATTCCGCCACTTCTCCATGTTCGCCCGCCAATCTTCACAGACAGGTAGGCTGGGGTAAAAAGGTTAACAAAGCTATCTCAATAGCTCACTCTTACGGATTATAGCCCTACTGGTTACAATAGTATTCTCCATATTGTGAGATAATGTACTTTGTTTGATGCCTATCTGACCTTCGGATAAATGCCGGAAGATACCCGTCACTGAGCTGAAGTAATAGTTCCGTTTCTCAAATATCAGATACACGTGTATTACCTTTGTTTTCCGCATTATTTAAAATCAAAACTTCCAAATAGCTGTTATTTGGAATTATTTGTACTTCTTGATTGTTGAGAGAATATCTTCAATAGGTAAAGACACCGCTGTTTTGCCTGGTTCTTCGTATTCTTTCAAATACTCATAAGCATCAGGAAATTGTTCTTTTGCTCTTTTAAATGTCCTCAAAGAAAGAAGGGCTGATACAATTGAATTGTAAGTCTTTTCTTTTTCATCGTTTAGTTTATCAATCTTTATCCGCAGTTTATCAAGATGTTCAATGACTTGACTACCGACCTCGATATGCGGATACCAAGATGATGAAGCAGGAAAATATGATAGCTTCTCAATCCTAATTTCATGTTTACCGGAGTAGAGGGTTGCGCAGGATGATTTCTGAAAGCAACTTTTATGTTTTTCAAAACAATCTTTCAAATCTTTAGGTAGAGAGTTCTGAATCGCTTCCTCTGATATTATTTGTCTTTCATCTGATAGTGACTTTATCTTAGCAACTATCGGGGCTACCATCTTTTCGGCAACTTGTTCAGATATGGTTCTTGTTATATTCATAATTAAATAAATTCTTTGTTACGTTCAATTTCTTGTTGGATATGGATTAGAAACTGATTTTCATTGGGAGCCGGCAGATAAATACCAGCTTGAGCAACAGAATAGTTTCTGAATCTCTCTATGGCTGTTGTCATCTCGCCAGTTGTAAGTTCTGAACTACTACGCATATAAGTGATTTCATTTCCCTGCTTATTGATTTTCTTTCGTTCGAATAAATCACGGTTACAGGTCTTTTTGAAGTAGTCAAGCTTAACCTCATCGAGACTGCAGCCAAGTTCACAGGCAAAAAAACTAAGTATCAGATGTAAATAGCTATTTTGCGCTAATGTGCGGTTGGGAAGTCGCTTTTTAACCTCCACAACCGCGCGGTCTTTGAATAGCTTGTTTACATACTCTTTATACTTATCTACTTCGTAGGGGTTACTCAGGTTGAAGATCATCTAAGCCAAAAATTTTAGTATCAGTAATAAGCTCCCTGTTTTCCTCCAAGAACCGAATAAACTCTTCACAATGATTAGTGAGAATTGGTATATCACGTTCGGGAACAAAAACATAGGTTTCAGTATAGGTATCTACTGGGTAGCCCGCCTTACTAAATTCAAGTATATTATACTCGAATGTTCGTATATCATTGCCATTTTGAATCAAAGCATACGGGTAAACGAGGTGTTGAAAGTGACTTTTGAACTTACCAACGCTGTAGCTACCTGTTGTCTTGATGTCGTGAACGGTGGTAGGCATCAGTTCATCAATGAAGCCATAAACCAATACATTACCGAATGTGGTAGGAAGGATTGCTTCTACTCGTTGCTGAGTTAGAGCACCTTTGAAGTAGTTGGCAAACTCGCGGCAGATAAAGATAGGAAAAGTAAATACCCTGTTGTTGTAAGTAGCCTGATAAGACAAACCATCTGCTGTCCTCTCTACAATTATATCTTTTGGCTTTCTATTCTCTATCAAGGCATCTACTAATTCATTGAAGCAAGTACCCCTGTCCGCTTTCTCGTTATCAAAAGGCTTTCGATTGATACGGTCTATCAGTTCTTGAAACTGCTGTTCGTGAAATTCTTCGGGAGTATAGGGAGGATTTTCACTCCATCCCCAATACTTATCCCAAATTACATCACTATTCAGATATCCCCAAAAGGCATCAAGAATCGTGGCGTAAAAACGATATTTAGGCTGCATCTGAATAGGTTTTAGTTTCTTTGTCAAATACCAACCCCAAAGAGTTTACTTTGGCTGCAAACAGGCTTCTCGCTTTCATTAGAGAACTACCAACGTGTTCAAACTCATTGATATGTGAAGCGAACTCATTAGCGGAGTTGGCATCGGTGATAAATTCAATGCTTTCTTTTATTTCTTCTATCACCTTGTCATACTTTTCCTGTGCTTCCTTCTTAGCCGCCAGCATACTTAAATATGAATTGATTATCTTAGTGGTGATAAAGTCGTTCTTTGCGGTCGGATTACCGCTCTTATCGACGATAGTAGGCACCTCCATTACAGAAGGTAGATTACAAGTGTTCTTGCCGTCATTTCTTGAAGTCGGGTCAAAGGTTATAGTACGTCTCTGTATGCCTCTCTCGCTCTTCATTTCAAGATAGCCAAGCAAATCCAGTTCAGTAACGATGGAGTTGTAGGACTTCTCACGTAAGGCAGGAATGAACACCGTATCATCACCTTCTTTTCTTGTATCACGGTGGGCGACAAAAATGATATGTTTATTCAGACTTGAGAGCGTTCTTGTCATCCAAGAAAATTCAGCATTGATACCACTCCAATCCCTGATAGACGGTTGGCGGCTACCACATTTATAAGTAATGATAAAGTCCATCATCTTACCGATAGTATCAACAACGATTGTTTGATAGCCTGATAAATCTTCTTGCAAGACTTGTTGAACATCACTCCAAGAAGTGACCTGTACTGTGTCTATGTTTTCCAAATGTGCCATATTCATACGTTTCACCCCATTATCGAAATCCAATAACAAAGGTTTCGGAGCACTCAATGCTACCGTACTCTTTCCCATACCGGCTTGACCGTAAATCATCATTTTTACTGTGGTAGGGATTACTAATTCATTACTTTTTTTGATAAGACTCATAATCGTAAAATTTAAAGGGTTAATTATATTCTTTGTTCTTTAGAATCAATAGCGTAAAGAAGCACATCACAAGCATTGATCGCATAAGGAGACATTTTCGTGGTTCCGGTCTTTTCTGCCCGTATTTTCTTTTCTGCTATCAGCTTTTCAAGTCTATAGCGACCGCCTACAAACTCTTTGGCCTGCTCTTTATTGAGAGAAACTCTGCTACCTATTCGATAGAGAGTATTTAGTTTTGCTTCTGCGTTCATTCTAACCTCCTTACTCTTTCAATAGTTTCAACTCTTGTTCTTCTTGCCCTTCTCATATCACTCTGTTCGTGATAAAGTGAAAAAGAAAAAAGGCATAAAAAGCAGCAAACAACTGCAGAACGAGCAATAGGAGAGAAGTCCATAGTAAATTTCATTCCTGTCATTCGTTCATAAAACATTGTCGCCAGCTCTCTTCCGTTTCTAATTCGAAGAATTCTGAAAGCCTCTTGCAGTTGGTTATTTATCGTACTCAACGCCCTGCATTTCATCGAAGCTATCTCCTTCTTCTCATACCCCTGTGCGTACATTCGTGCTGTAACCTCACATTCAGGTGTAAGTTCTGTTAATACTCTTTCCATAATCGTGTAAGTTGATTGGTTACGCAGTTCTGGTAACTATAACAATGCCTTTTTCTTTGAATGATTCAGACTTCCATTTCTTGCCTTCATTGTAATGTTTGGCGTTCAAAAGGGATACATTGTTACGAATTGTCTCTAATGAAGATATTGGCAACTTGATTGTTGCTCCTTTCTTCATGGTTTTCATTTTTTCTTTGTTACTTACTTTTTCCATAAGCTGTTTTTTTAATTAGTGATTGTGGATAAGCCTCGATTCGAACGAGGATGAGCTTTACTGCTAATAAGCGAGAGTCCCGGCATACGTTCCGTGCGTCTTCCAATTCCGCCACTTATCCATGATTGCCACACTAGCGCTCTAATGTGGACTTTGATATTCTTGTTCTTTTATTGATAAACATTCACTCTCACGAGCTACTTTGTTCCCGGATACCGAATCAACGGACACCGGGATAGATGCAGAACATTTAAAAATCAAATAAATACAGGGGCTTAAACCCTACGACGTCCTTTTCGTCGGCATCATTGGTTAAACATAAAATAAGCTTTGTGAAGGAACCCGGACTCGAACCGGGAATGCCAAGCTTTACCGCGTCTGCCAATTCCGCCATTCCTTCAAATAAAAAAGGTGCACTATCTTCACAGACCGCGCACCAGTACAACACAAACACAAAATAAAACACGATAAAAATTACTATATTTTTCAGAATCCGCCCGGCTGGTTTCCCTTACTCACAGTACTGACTTATTGCAGGAACCTTATGCCAGATTATCGGTCTACCTTTTTGCGGATGTCTGTTTGGATTTTAGTTGTTTCAATTCTTCAATCATCCTTTCAAGGTGATTGTATTCTTCTCTCCCGGCATCGTAATCAAGTACGATACAGTCACGGCAAAACTCTAACCGCTTAATTTGCAGATCTAATGTTTCATTCATATCTTATTGTTTTACGTTAATCAATATCTTTGATAAGCTCACTCACCAACCATTCAGGTGGAATGGCTCTTGCTTTACAGAAATTTTCAATATCTTCTCTTTTAATATCAGATACCTTATGTCCTCGAATAGTCAACTCTCTTTGGGGAACTTCTATTTTCCTACGAGTTATATATCCATATTTATCTTTATAATCATTCATATTCATCTTTATTGTTTTGAGGTTTATTCTTCGGTTATATATCCCGGTTCAAAAAACAGGATATCACCTGCTCCACTATCGTTTATATGTCCGGCTTCAAGATATTTAAGAGGATGGTTATAATCGCTACTTGTAGTAAGATGTAATGGCTGCTCATGCTCGATATCTCTTATTTTATAAACATGCAATCTATCACCATTTCCGAATACATAACAACCACTTTTACGCAATTTAGCAATTCGGATAGCTATTTCTTTAGCTAATTTTTCTTGATTAGCGGTAAAACGCCCTGTTTTACTATATTCCATATTTAGCTCCTTTCTATCTTATATTGAAGATTATTTTTTATCTGCCAAGATCTCGAAACATTTCTTCGGAAGATTCTTTTTGAATTTCTCCCATGCAAGGCGTTTTGCTTCTGTTTCTGAACAGGCTTTTACTTCGTAGTTTATCGACCAACGCATATCTACATTGACCAAATATTCTTTTTTAATTTTGTTCATTTCTTATTCTGTTATTAGTCAATTAATTCGGGATTATCATGAATATTACTAAGTACTTTAATTATTCGTTTTGATGAATTCCACCAACCGGGAGATACTTGATGCCAATAACCTGTGTCCATTTTTTCGTCTAGGTCTTCTATGTTGGCTAAACAAAAACAAGCATAATCATCTATATATCTCACCAATTTGGGGTATTTACCGTTTATGCTGATTATATCCCCTTCATAGATTTCGTTGCCGTTTTTGTCGAATAAGCCTGTGAATTGTCCCACAGTTGTAGTTTCTACCTTACTTCTATTAAACATTTCAGTAGCTTCGCATCCATATTGGGAAAGTTTCTTGCTGAAAATAGCCATTTCACCACTTTCGTACTGAATCAAGTCACCAAATATCCATTCGTTATTATATAAGTTTTTACCTCTGAATTTTATTGTTCTCATATTCATTACTTCTTTGTTTTGAGGGTTATTCTTCATCCGACAAATACAACTCCATACCTTTTTTTGTTAAACCTAATACGTGAGTATCGTCCGCCCATTCGTTGGCAATTCGTATAGAATGAGCCGGACAGCCATCAGACAGCTTTACTGTATATTCACCGTCCGGCAGCATAGAATCATCTCCATACCCTGCTACAAGTTTATTATCAAAAGCCATCAAATCACCGTAGCAATTCGCAAAGTAAATACCTACCTTCTCACATTCCCTATATGCTTTCTTTAGCTTATTGAAAGCCTTTTTCTGCTCGGCTGTCAGTTTACAGACCGAATATAAATTTGTATCCATAATGTTCTTTTCTTGTTATTAACCAATTATTTCAAATGTTACTTTCACTTTTTTACAGCGATATCCCATCTTATACCATTGTTTCCATGTTCGGGAGCATCCTTCACACCATTCTTTAATACAGAACCTTCGGTAATATTTTTGTGTGTTCATTACGATAAGGCCATCAGGATAAACGATAACGTACATTATATCTTCACGCATATCGACTCCTTTTTATTCTTGTTATACTCTATTTATCTCATCATTAATTCGGAACATACTGTCACTTATAAAGTCGTATATCTTGTACATTAGTTCCGGCTCTTGCTCCTTTGGAGAATAAACCATAACCCTTTTACCAGCACCTTTCATCCATCCGGCTTCTGTATTAGCTGACCGCCCACAAGGAAGAACCATAACACAGACATCCGCCCACTTCATTGCATTAAAATCTAAATCAAATCCTTTTTGCGCAATCGGGTGATTGAGTGCCTCTTGATATTGCTGAGTACTCCAATTCTTCCAATTAGGGTCAATACTCGACCACGAAAAGCCATAACTCATGTCACCATTGGGATGGGTGAAGTCATATACTTCGTGACCTTCACTTCTGAGAAACGATACAACGTCTTGTTGATATGAGTTTCTCCAACTACTTGCTACGTAAATCTTTGCCATATTATTTTTTATTATTACATTTGGACTTCATTTGCAATGTTGCAAATGATTAATTTTTTTAATTATGAAAAATTTAATTAGAAAAAGCATTCTATAGCTTTACTACCGTACGGCTATGGCAATGCTTAAAATTGAATAGACGGTAGGCTGGGACTTTGTGCTAAACTGTATTGACCTTTTGTAGTGGTTAATAGAGAAAATTACTTAGCACAGCTAAGTCCCTAAAT